CTTCGAAAATTATTATAAAAGCAAGTCTGCTTTTGTCCTTTCTTTAAGATAGAAGGATCTATAGTACTTATATGACCGCACTCCTGCGGATTCTCGCCTATCTACTATCACAGGCCTTAGAAATTAAAAGGAAATATTTAAAATCCTGCATCATATTCTGAGACATCATCTACATCGTCAAGATCAACGGTGATGTCTTGATATGAACGATCATAAACATTACGCTTTTGAAGATTATCCCAAGTTGGGAAACCACAACGAAGATCGTCTATTGTTACACCATGCTGGCGCATCTTACGGATATCGTGCCGATCAACACGATCAATGAGTTCATCAGCAGAAACATCAACCCCTCCACCTGTAATACGCTTATTAAGGTTCTTGTAAAACAAGCGAAGAGAGACATATGCATCCCTATTAGAACCATGAGTACCATAGACGTGACCCAGAATCGATAACATAGTATCCATAATATCCCGATTCTTCGGCTCACGCCCCCATACTGATCGGGCAATGTACTCCCGCGTCTCCCGATATGGTAAGAATATAGACTGTCCTTTACCTTTATTACGGTTTATGACAGCATAATGCCTGAGGAATATCATTCCTGGATCGCCTATAATCCAACCACAATACTCTCGTGAGCAAAAGGGGACACCGTCTCGGACGTCCCGCAGCTCAACATCGAAATTCTCTTCCAAGAACTTCGCAAAGAGTTTTGCAGAAAAATAGGTAGCTCCCAGGCCCTTTCCCTTGTTGTATACATGGTCATCACCATAGACTATAAGCTTTATTATCTTGATGAATTCCTCTTCAAGAAGTGCATTATGTTCTGGAGGTGCAGATAAAATTTGGTGCACACAGAACAAACAGAAGTACAAGGCCATAACCCAAGAATCCATGTGAGAAGTATTGTAACATCCTGAAGGAACACCCCCACGCTGAATACACCAGGCATCACCAAAGAGTTGAGTAACACGAGCTACTATAGCCTTAATCAATTGCTGTATGATTCTTTTCTTTAGCTCATAATCTTCAGATCGAGGATCCTCATGAACAAGCATTGAACTGTAATACAAGTTTACAAAGAATGCCTTAACGCGCATATCAAACTTGTCAACATCTCCATCACAAAGAAGTGCCTCAAAGCAATCTGACAACCCTACTCCGAGACATTCCGCAATGCTGTCCATACCACCACGTGACCACTTGTGGCCAATTCGAATACAGGGCCCCCTTTCCTTTAACATACGAATCTTTGAAACTAACCTCTCAAGAATAACAAAGTTAGATGATGGAATAACAAAAACTCGACACTTGTCTTTAAATTTCTGCCATTTCACATCACAATGCTGCTTGTCAAAGGTAAAGAAGATCTCACTTTTTGGTGTAACAACCCAATACACTGGAATATCCTTGCCTTCTCTAACAAAGCGCAAGAATATATCTAAATCAAAACCATGCATTTCATACTTCTTTCCATACGGTGAAATGCAAACCTTGGCATTGGTGGTTCTGATCTCGCGCACCTGACCTTTATTAGCGCCTGCTGCTGAACCCAAATACATTCCGACCAGGTCATCTTCTACAGATATACGAGAATGAATTTGTTCAAAGTGCTGCACACCTAACATACGGTACAAATGACTAATAGTCTGAGACATATTCTTAAGTATTATCTTGCCTCGTGCATTAATTAAGTGAGACTTTTTATTCTGCTGTAACACAGTGTACAAATACTTAAGAGGGTAAAGGTCAGCACGGGCATAAGTAAAGACTGGCCTACCATTAATCTTACCAAATGCCTGACGCCAACGAGACTCACGCCTCAATATTGTTGCCCACAAGGGCGGAACATCATAAGTGTGAGTGTGAATCTCCCTTAAAGGACCAGGGTTGTCTTCCGTAGGCCCCGTAGTGTACTTCGCAAGGATATAACTAGGACCATCATGCCAAACCCACCTATTCAACTCGTCACGGGTTGCGGTAATAAATGGGAAACGCAAAGCAAAGTACTCCTGATCTGTGTCCTTTAAGGCATCACTAATATCAGGAACAAGACCTAACAACATCTCAGATGAAGGAAAACCACCCTTATCCAATGGACTAGGAATTAACTTGATATTACCATCCTTCTCTAACAAATTTGATAACTGTGCTATCTCACTATCCTGTACTACTTCAATACCAGACTCGGTGCACTTCATAGCGGTCTTTAAGGCCGCTATCAACTGCTGCGTTTGTTCCACACGCGGACCCTCCGTAGATTCAAAAACGAACCCCTTTGTCATGTGCGAAACACCCTTAACCTGCAACTTACAATTACAAGCTTCTTTGTGATCACACTTCGGGTTACTCAAAGTCACTGAAAAATTCTCCATCAGATGATTCTTCCTGAACAAAATTCGAACTAGATCCGAGTCACTCTCCTTCCGAATTAGACGTACGAGCCGATGCAATTCGTGATAAATTGCGTTTGTCGTAGTAGTTATTACTGAGTGTTAC